CTGGGATGCCGCCACCGCCACCGCCGCCGGCGCCGGGAATGCCACCGATGACGCCGACGGGCGCATTGCCGCCTGGTAATGGGAGCACACCGGGGCTGTGAATTTCTTTATTCGCAAGTTTCTCTGGCGTCTTTTAAGTCGCCCGATTCAGCATGCGGTTAACTGGACGCCACAAGATCGCGATGCTTTTGAGTTGTTTTGTCGCACATCTTGTGGCATAAGGCTTTTCGAGTACCTGCGTCAGACTGTCGCGGATGTGACGTTTCGAGCTGTTTACCATGGTTCGGTGAGCGCTAGCGCCCATGCGCGCGGGATGCAGGATATTCTAGCTCTGTTTCACCAGTTGAAACGTTTTCCTCCACAGGAGAGCGAGCAATACAGTCTGGGAGATGATGAGCCAACACCGTTGCAAGGGGAGGCGCCGATTGATGGCCGGCGATTTGGGTTAGGCAGCGGCTCAGCCATCGGTCGATAAAACCCGGATGATATGTCAGAGGAGCAGGGCAGTTTTACGCCTGAGATGCTGGCGGCTGAACCGCCAGATGACGACGCTCAAAAACCGAGTCCCCAAGGGCGGCTTGGTGAGAGCGATCAAAAGCCGGATGTTCCACGTGGAACAAATGGCGATCAGGATAAAAAGCCCGAACCTAAGCCGTTAAGCCGCTATGAGCGGACCAAACGGCAGAAGGCGCAAATAGCGCAGCGCGAGGCGATTTTGCAGCAGCGCGAAGCGGCGCTTGCCCATAAGGAGCGAGCCCAGACTCAAGCGCAGCAAAAGCCGAAGCGCAATTACACGATTGGCGATCTCAAAACTTATCGGTCGCAATGGGAAGCCGAAGGCAACTTCGATCTTGTTGAGAAGGCGGATAAAGAGATTGCCGTGATGGAAGCGGAGGAAAAAGCTTCCAAGAATATCGTGGAAGTACCGCGCCTTGGTACGCCCCAGCATGAAGCGCAGTGGCATCAAGCTGAGGCTGAATTGGCCAAGGCTGACCCTGAATTCATGCGCAGCGGGACGCCGCTAGACACCAAGCTGCGTGAGATTATGGGCGGACCTGACGGCGACATTTACCGCGGACATCCGCGAGGGATTGTGGCGGCGTATCACCGGGCGAGAATGGAGCTTTTGGAAGCAGAGAGAACGGACTTGCGGACGAAGCTCGCAAAGATTGAAGAAGAGAACAAGCGGCTCAACGGGTTGACTAGTGTCGGCGGTGGAGCGCCTGGCAGAGTGGGGACTGGCGGACGCGTGGAAACACTCAACGATTTCGCCAAACTGAAAAGCTCTGACATGCGCAAACATTTGCTGAGCAACGCTGGTCGCGGCGAGATGCCTTGGCTCTAAACGTGTTGGTTTATTGTTTTTATGCCTACGACTGTTGTTCAGCCCCAATACGGGGCGGTGACGAGTACTGATAAAGCTTCTGAATACAGACTGTATTTCTCAAAAAAATTATTGGAGCACCAAATTAATACGCTCCAACTCTATGACCCGGCTTACAAAGCCAGTATCCCCAAAGGGCAAGGGTCTAAGACGATGCGGATGTTTCGTGCGCCGCCCGCGGATATTGCCAATGTCATTACCCTGACTGAAGGCACGCCACCAAGTAGCGCGCCGTACAAGCTGATTTACGAGTTTATCACTCGCACACTTCAGCAGTACGGGGGTTACGCCCAGGTGAGTGACATTATAGACGAGACTGAATTTCTGAATACAGGCGACTCGCTGATGACCAAATTCGGGGAAGAGGCGGCCTTGTGGTGCGACACTCTGATCCGAAATGCGGTGATCAATGGCACGACGGAAGAGCCCACAAAATTTGTGAAACGATACGCTGGCACGGCTGTCGATTTCGCGAGCCTTGTGGCGTTGACTCCGCAGCAGGGGCGGTTTTCAAGCGATGACCTGATCGATTCCACGACCGAGTTGCGGTTGAATAAGGCCAAGGAGTTTGATGACGGATACTTCTGTGCCGTGGTCAGCCCTGGCCAGGAGCGTGACTTGGTCGAGGAACAAGGCAGCGCTTGGACGTACGCGAGTGCGTTCCAAAAACCCGAGCAGATTTGGAAAGGCGAGCTGGGGCGTTTATTCGGGATAAAAGTTCTACGTGGAACAAATCCGATGTACCAGACCTCTGGTGGCGGTGAAGGAGTCGCCCAAACCACGGGCCCAATTATTGCGGCGCTGATATTCGGGAAAGATTCTTTTGCGGTCCCGAGCTTGGAAGGCGAAAACCCGCCCAGCCCGAAAACCTGGACGATTACGCAGCCGGATTCAGCTAATCCGTTCAATCAATTTTTGACCTACGTTTGGAAGGTATTTTATAACGCAGTTTGTTTGTCGTCCTGGAATGGCATTGTATTGCAGAGTCAGACAGCTTACACGGTGGCCTGACATATGGCAGTAGCAACAACGATGCGGCGGGGGAGCGATGTTCGGAGCTTAAACGCTTGGATGAACATTTACCTGATCAGTTCAACCGGGGTAGCGCCGGGTGGCGTATTGACTTTGTCCGGCGATTTAACGGTGACGGTGCTTCACGAACTTCCCAACCTGGGATGGAAAGCCAGAGTTACGGGCACGCCGGTTGGCAACAATAGGCTGCGGGCTCGGCAAAATGACGCGGTAACAGGATAATATTATGGCAGCAGTTATAGGAATAAGCGTACATCCCAAGGATAAGACCTACACGTGCGATGTGCCGGTTAACTCGTTGGAGGAAGACGGCGTGCCGCCCGAGGTTGGGGACAGTGTGGACTATTCAGTGAAAGGAACTGTGCAATCGGTCGATGGCGGCCAGGCGACGGTCAAGATCGACTCGATTAACGGCGAACCGGTAGGCGAAGAGGCAGCGGAATCGCCTGAGGAAGAGGCTGGTGAAGAGGGGCAGGAGGGAGCAGGCGAGAACCCCGGTCTTAGCGGGGCGAATCCTGGTCCTGGCGGGGCGAATCCCGGAGTGGCGTTGCCCGCGGTGCCGGGCTTGGGGCTGTTGCGCCGAGGCGCCGGAAGAATTTGGCTGGCTTGGCGGCGATGCGCAAGCGGCTCGGGGGACCTGGGCCGGTGCCGGGAGCGCCGTTTTAAAGCGCCATGCAAATAATTGTCAGAAAAAAGGGGAGTGAGACTGAGCGGCGGAAGCGAGAGGCCGCTGCTCAGATCTTGCGACACTATTATGGCCGGGAGCAGCGGGACGGGAGCCGGATAAAGCTGCCGGCGACCAAAGAGCGGATCAAGCGCCTTTACGAGGAAAGGAAATGAGGCTTATGTCTGCGGAAAACGCCAATAATATTATGGCAGCAGTGATCGGAATTTCAGTTCTTCAATGGGGCCGCAGACATAAGCCACTAGAATAATTCGACAGCTTTTCAACAAACTTAAAGGATAAAAAATTTATATGAGCAACGGAGAGCAGGTAACTGATCAAGCGCCGCCCGAGGTTGAGCAGCAAGCGGCCCCGGCGCCTGGGACCGCGATTGTCGGGACCACGACGATTGACGCGCTTTTTACGACCATGTACAGCACCAGGAGCGGCGATCTGGGGACGCCGACTTATCGGTGGATGGATTGGCGGACGATTCAGGCGATTTTCCCCAATAACACAACGCCGACAACCAACGGGTGCACGATGACGGCGACATTCGAGGCGCATTACAACGCGCCCTCTTCGATTTTACCGTGACATGGCACAAGCTTTAGTTGTTGGAGGGAGCGCGACGGCGGCGGGAGTTGTCTGTACGCTGACGCCGGATATCGCGGTCGACAGTTTTTTGATTCTTCTTGACGCTACTGCGGTCGGCACTGCGGCGCTCAACGTTGGCGTGCAGGTTTTGAATGCTAGTGGCGCTTACGTTGCCCCGACCCCGATTTGGGGACCAGCGGCAGCGGGAGTAGTAAATCCCGTCGTGGTGACTAATGCTACGGCCCAGATGGTCAGTATTCCCGGCGGCTGGCCCGGCGTTCGAGTCAACATCGCAAGTTTTGGGACTTCGACCGGGACCTTTAGGGCGACTATCCAGGGAAATGTATACTAATGCGGAATGTTGCCTTAGCGCCGGTCACCGAGGAGATCAGCGAGATGGAGCTGGTCTACGGCAAGTTTGATCTGCAGCTGGATGGTCGGCCCACTGTGCAATGGGAAGGGCGCAACCTGAAATTGTGCCGGTTTGATGAACCTTTGCGGCACGCTTTTTTCCCGGAGGTGTTTGTATACAAGGTTTTGGTTAATCGGCGGATGCTGGCGCCATTGGGGGTTGTGTTGCGCGAGATTAACTTGCGCTGGAACCGGAAAGAACGCGACGCGCACGGGTTAAACCAGTTTGTCAAATGCTATTGTTTCGGGGATGGCGATCGGCCCTCCCTGCATTGGCTGGGGGCGGCTTGGGAACTATCGCCGCAGGTCGGCGGCGAAGTATTAACTGAAGTGGTCAAGCTATTTACTCGGCGTGGGTTTACGCATGGCGGGGCAGGTAATAAACCGCGCATCCGAACCTTCGAGTACTGGTAGCCCCGCGCTAGAGCGATGAGCAGCACCTATACCGACGTCGTTTTCCAGAATTCAGAGCGCGGGATCACGGCGCGGAAGCTGAATAAACTGCGGGACGATTTATCAACGGCAATTGCTTCTGCTGGCAGTGGGACGGCTCCTTCTGGGACGCTGATTTGCGGAGAG